CATTTTCAAGACCGATTGAAAGTCGGATTTGATTTTTAGTTACTCCTGCTGCTTCTAGATCAGAGTCAGACAATTGAGAATGAGTTGTAGTTGCTGGATGAACGACCAATGATTTGGCATCTGCTACGTTAGCAAGGTTTGAGAAAATTTCTAAGTTGTCAATAACCTTACGTGCTTCTGCTTCTCCACCTTTAACATGGAAGGTAAAGATTGAGCCAACTCCTTTTGGTAGGTATTTTTCAGCCAAAGCATGATATGGACTATCTGCTAGTTTTGGATAGTTAACCTTTTCTACCTTTGGATGGTTAACAAGGAAATCAACGATTTTCTCAGCGTTTTGAACATGGCGTTCTACACGGAGAGAAAGTGTTTCAAGACCTTGCAAGAGTAAGGGTATTTGACCGTATTTCGCAAGCTTGCCAAAAAGGCGTGCTGTTTGCGATCGATAAAAAAGCAGATCAATTATATCACGCCAAAAGAAGCGTTAGCGAGCTACTGCGCGGTCTGGTCGGGGCAAAAGTACTGCTCGGATACGAACTTAGCTGGAGCGAGAAAAATACGCTAGCAAACATTACGGACGGCAAATTTTATCTGGACGTCCGCATGCAAAACAATCCTATCGTAAAACAGCTAACGCTTGATTTTATCTACGTAGATAAATATGGCGAAACGCTTATGAACGATTTAAATAAATAAGGAGTAAAAAATGGTAAAGAGACAAATTCCTCAGGTTATTCAGGAAGCAAGCGTATTCATAAACGGTCAAGGATATTTAGGCGTAGTTAAATCGCTCACAATACCAAAGATAGAGCAAGAGACGATCGAAGCTAAAGGGGCGCTCGGCGGGAATTTCGCAAGCGGGACGATAAAACCAGTAGAAATGGAGTTTAAGCTAAGCGTGCTTGATAGGAACACATACTTGGGTTATGGACTAAACACTTGGAATAACAGAATTCCTTTTTTATTCAAGGCTAGCATCTTTCAATCCGGCAAAGGCGCTCCCGAGCCTTTTTCTATGGCGGTCACCGGAGACGTAGTCGAGATAGACCCGGGAAGCTTTGAAAGCGGAAAAGAGATGGAAGTTGGCATCAAGCTAGCCGTACATTTTATGGATATATCTATCGGGAAAAATCAGCTAGCCATGTTTGACGTGGAGAACATGATATGTCTCATAGGCGGGGTAGATTATTTATCTCAAGTGCGTTCAAATTTGGGCGAATAATAAATATTTTCTATCGGCGACGAGAGCTGCGCCGATAGATTAAACGGCTTTTAAAGGCCCTTAAATTTTAAGTCAAAGGAGTAAAAATGAGCAAGAAAAACGAAATCATCGAACAAGACGGCATCAAATACACCGTCGTTACGTTATCAGACGGCAACGAAGTTAAAATCAGACATCCAAAAGGCAAAGATCTTCGCTTTGCTATGAGCGCAGGCAGAAGCAATGAGGCCGATTTGACTTTTAGGCTAGCTAGTAACCTTACTTGTATGAGCGAAGCGGAGCTTGAGGAGTTAGAGGCTAAAGACTGCTCGCTTATCCTTAGCGCGGTAGCGGGTTTTTTAGCGTAGGCCACACTCGCGAGGGCGTGGCGATAATAGGACACGCGCTTCATTTTTCGTTTGATGAAATTATGGAGTTTTACGTAGACGAATACGAGGATTTTTTAAAAATAGCGATGGAAATTTTAAAGGCTAAATCTCAAAGTTTGGCGTAAAAGATATAGCTTATTAAGAATTTAATAACGCCCTGAAATAGTATGGAGCCAAAGGCGCAAGCAAGGGCTAATTCAATGCTAAAAAGGCCTATTAGCCCTGAAAAAATTAGAGCCGAGGCTACAAAAATGCTAACGCTACCGTCTTTTCCTTCATCAAAAAAGAAATCTATATTAGGCGTAGGGCGATCTTTGACGCACGGGGCTAATCCAAAAGCGTTAAGTAAAGTGAAGATTGGTACGGCCAAGATGGTTCCGAAAAATAGTCCGCCCGAGATATTATCGCTATTTGGTATTTTACCCTCGATCATATAGGCGCTAAGAGTTCCTAAAAGTAGGACGAATGTAAGAAAAATGAGCCGTTTCATACGGATATTTTAAGCCAAAAAACCAGTAAAGTCAAGAAAAGGAGAATAAAAATGGATAGCACGCAAGTGGGTATATTAATTAGCCTAAAAACAGCTGGCTTTGGTGCTTTATCTGGCAATATAAGCTCACTTAGCAAGCTTAGTGCTGGGCTTGAAAAAGTTGGCAAAAACGTTATTGGGCTAAATGAAAAAATAGCTAAGATCGGCACACTTAAAGCAAACATCGATACGAATGTAGGCAAGATTGGTAGTGAGCTGGGTAAATGGCAAAGCACTCTAGCAACGGCTGCTAGCTTTGTGGTGCCGGTTAAACTCGCCGTAGATTTTGAAAGCTCGATGGCGGAAGTTAAAAAATACGTCGATTTTAAGAGCGAAGACGAGGTAAAAAATTTAGGAGAGCAGATAAAACAGCTAAGTCGCGAACTTGGCATAAATGCAAACGAGCTAGCGCAAATTTCAGCCTCTGGCGGACAGCTTGGACTTGATAGTTCAAAGATCGCAGACTTTACAAAGTTAGTCTCTAAAATGGGCGTAGCATTTGATATGAGTGGTAAAGATGCTGGCGATGCGATTGCGCTAACGATGAACAACCTAAAACTAGGAATTGATGAGATAGCAACTCTTGGCGATAAGATAAACTATCTTGACGATAAAATGTCTATGGTAAAAGCAAGAGATATCATAAACGTAATCGGTCGTACGGCAGGCTCAGGCTCGATACTTGGACTTAAAGGTGATAAAATTTCAGCTCTTGCTAGCAGCTTTTTGTCTCTAGGTAAAGCTCCAGAAGTGGCCTCAACAGCAATGAACTCGCTATTTAATAAACTTGCGAATATCGACGGGCAAGACGAGAAATTTAAAAAAGCTCTGCAAAGCATTGGAATGGATGCAAACTACTTAAAGGTTGCAATGGCACGCGATGCTAGCAGCGGACTTGATATGTTTTTAAACACTCTAGCCAAAGTCGATAAAAAGGCTCAAATGGGCGTACTAACTAATCTGTTCGGTACTCAATTTGCCGACGATATAGGTTCGCTAGTAAATGCGATCGGTCAATATAACCAGGCTGTAAAACTTGTAAATGACAAGGGAGCGATCGGCAGTATGGACGAAGCAATGAAGGCTAAACTAGTCACTACTAAAAGCGGACTAGAAAGGCTTACTCAAAGCTTCATAAGCTTGGGTATCACGATAGGTGATGCCTTTTTGCCAACGTTAAATTTAATCGTAAATGGACTTTCAAAAGTGACAAATTCTATAGCCGAGTTTACTAATAAATTTCCAAATTTGTCAAAAACACTATTTGGCATTGTAGGCGGTATGCTTGCTATTATCACCGTGGCTCCTATGCTTAAAATTTTATGGTGGAGTCTTAATATAGCATGGCAACAAGCTAAAATTTTAGGGACTGGCATAAGCTTTTTAAATAGTGTGTTTAAGCTTAAATATCTAAATACTTTAAAGTTGAATGGTGCGTATTGGCTCACCGCTGCTCGCATGAAAGCCACTGCCGCGGCTACCTGGATAGCAAACGCCGCTGGCAAAGCGTGGGCGGCGACTATGGCGGCGGTAAGAGGTGCGTCTCTCGCGGCTGCGGCCGGCATGAAAATAATGCGCCTAGCCCTCATCTCTACCGGTATCGGAGCCCTGGTAGTAGCTTTAGGAGCGGGCGCGGCATGGATTATCGAAAACTGGGACAAAGTAAAAGCTTTTTTTGAAAATATCTGGGAAAGCGTAAAGCCCTATTGGGAAGCTACTTCAAATTTCTTTAGCTCTATATTCGATTCGGTAGTAGAGTGGTGGAGATCTATCTTTGGAGGCTTTTTTGATTGGATAAGCGAGAAATTTCAGTGGGTCGTAGATACCGTTAGCTCTATCGGCGATGCGCTGGGGGTGGCTACTGATTGGACGAAAGACGCTCTTGGTATAGGAGACGGCAAAGAGAGCAACTGGTATAACCCTTTTTCGTGGTTTAACGACGAAGAGCCTCAAAGCGCGCCGATAAAGGCCAAAGAGGTCTTATCTGCGGCAACCAAGCCCCAAGCGACCTATCAAGCCAAGGCCGCGGAGCTAAACGGAAGCGTAAATATAAGCTTTAACGGCGATTTTTTGCTTAATTCAAATAACGGCAAATTCGATCTTGAAAGCTTTAAGGCTCAAATAACAAGAGGCGTCAAAGAGGCGCTTAAAAGAGATGAATTTAACAGCGCCAACACCGAAATAAGAGAGCAAAGGTAGCGATATGGTATTAAATTTGGGCGGATTTAAATTTAGCTGGAAGCAAGTAGGCGGCATATCGCTCGAGACGGAGTTTGGCATAAGCTCGCAAGATCGTATCCAAAATCACCCCGTTTTATTTGCGGCAAATTTAGGAAACCAAACCGTGAACATAGAGGGGCAGACCATACCCTATAACGGCGACAAACAGACGGCGTTAAAAAGGCTTTATGAGCTAGCGCGCGGTAGACAAAGCTATCCGCTAACCAACGGAAACGGCAAATATTTCGGCAGGTTCGCGGTTATTAAAATCAGCGAAAAACAAGCCGTATTTACCCCAAACGGAGCGTTTTTTACGCAGAGTTTTAGTTTGGAGCTTAGGAGAGATTATGACTAAAGTTTATATAGCGAAAGACGGCGACAGGCTCGATACCATCGTTTACGCTCATTACGGGCATTTAAGATTTTTCGAGCAAGTACTAGCTCTAAATCCAAAACTAGCCGCTACGCTTAAAGCGGGCGATAAGGTATTTTTGCCCGAAATAAAAGAGAAAGCCAAGGAGCAAAATAAGCTATGGTAAAGCATCCAAATTTCAAACTCGAAGCAAACGGCAAAGATATTACGGAGATAATTAGGGCAAATTTAATCGACCTAAGCTTTGACGACAAAGAGGGAAGCAAAAGCGACGAGATAAGCTTTAGCGTTAGCGGTATATACGCCAAGCCCGTATTCGGCGATAATCTAAAGCTTTGGCTAGGATACGGGGACGATCTTTATCTTTGCGGCTCGTGTAGCGTGCAAACGGCTAGCAGGGATTATAAAAACCAAACCACCGAAGTAAGTTAAGAAATAATAGCTGAAAAATACTTTCCTATCGCTCAACAGTCTCTGGAGTTCATCATTTAAGGTTGAAAAAGTGGTTAGACCTCCACAAAAACCTGTCGCTAGAATAGCATAGAGCTCTTTATCTTCCACATAATTATAGAATAAACCAATTAAAAAACAACCTAGAAGATTTGCAAGAAGTGTACCTAGTGGTAAAACCCTCTCTTGATTGAGACTAGACAGGAAATAACGGACAAGTGCTCCGACTCCACAAGCAAGTGCTAGATAAATGATTACCATTTCTTCCTCCCTAAACAATAAGCCAATAAAAGCCCTCCACCTATACTCAAAAGCAAATACATGACCAAACTCAGATAACACCCTGTATCAAGCAGTTTTACAGCATCAAGCATTAGACTAGAAAAGGTTGTCAAACCTCCGCAAAAACCTGTACCCAGTGCTAAAATCAGCCCCTTACTGGTCCCCTTATAAACCAGATAACCCTTAACAAGATAAACCAAGCAGAAAATACCTAGATAGTTGACAAAGAGAGTGCCCCAAGGGAAGCCTGGACTGGCTGGCAACCATGTAGAAATCAGATAGCGGACAAGTCCTCCCAGCATGGCAGCTAGAAAAATTCCTAGCGGATAGAATTGTTCTTTTTTCATAAGAGTTTCTGCTCCTGGTAGTCTCTAGACCGCTTGAGAATATCTGAAAAAGTCGCGACAATTGTTTCTTCGTACTTTTTATCGCTGACACGATTTCTGACTTTTTCAAAGATAGCTTCTTCTCTTTTGGAATCTAATATTTGTTTTCCTGTAGACTTTTTATAAGCAACTACGCCCTCAACTAGATGCATTCTTTCTTCTAAAAGTTGGACGATTTGGTCATCGATTTTGTCGATTTCTTGTCTAATAATATCTAAGTCCATAGGGCCTCCTTTTTATTTGAATTATTGTA